AAAGAATTGGAGAATCTCTGTATCCTATAATTTTATACAAGTATGAGTTTTAAGAAAAATAAATATCAAGTTTTACGTAATGCTATATCTAAAGATCTAGCAGCGTTCTGTTATAAGTATCTACAAATATCGGCAGAAGCAGATAATTGGATGTTGAATAATGGCATGACACATTCTGGTAATAAATTAGTCGGTAATTTTAATGATCCACAAGTACCAAACTCTTACGCTAAATATGCAGATAGAGTTATGGAAACTTTGCTAGTAGATACTATAAAGATCATGCAAAAGAAAACAGGACTTAAATTAGTTCCTACCTATTCTTATTGCAGGCTGTATAGAACAGGTAATATCCTTAAAAGACACAAAGACAGACCAAGCTGTGAAATATCTACTACGCTTAATCTAGGTGGAGATAACTGGCCTATATTTATCGATCCTACGGGGTCTGACAACGTCATAGACGAGTATAAAAACATACACAAGCCTGGTGCACCCAAGGGTGTAAAAGTGGACCTAAATCCAGGAGATATGCTTATATATTCTGGCTGTGAGTTAGAACACTGGAGAGAGCCATTTAAGGGTAAACTCTGTGGTCAGGTATTCTTGCACTATAATCATGCAGATGGACAGTTTGCAAAGTCCAATTTGTA